CTTAAATACCATAGCTCTTCGTGAGCTTGGCCAAGATATCCATTATGATAAGTTCTTAAGGGATCTGCATTGAAGGGCTGCAGCGCCTCATCGTAAATTGTCAGTGCCATTAAATTCTACTCCCACGAGTTTGGTTGAACCCTCTTGAGTGATTCTTCTTCCTGTGACCGAAAACAGCTCCTCCGAGAGCGGCTCCTGCAAACATAGCATGCCTGTCAGCACCATAGGTGCTTACCAATTCACCAGCTTTACCGAGAGTAGCAGCCCCAAAAGCCTCAGGATATTGTTTAGAAATATTCTTTGCAAAACCCGGAAACCCCCTAGCAGCGTAGCGGGCTCCAAAACCTAGAGTAGCTCCTGTAAGGGCTCCTCTAGGAACGTCTGTCCAGTCTCCTGTTGCAAATGCTGCGACACCACCAATGCCAGCTGTTGCTGCAGTTCCGAGTCCACCTCCAGCCTCCAGCCAACCACCAGCGCCAGCCATTCCACCTGTAGGTGTAAATTGGTCTGCTGGGGGTACTATTGGACCTTTGTTAGAAGCTGGTGATGGCGCTGAGCCTTTTGCTCCTGGCAGCTCTATTTTTCCCGTGGTCTCGTTGAGCTTGAGGGGAGCGCCTCCTGTTACTTCGCTAAGGGGCATTACGGGTGGCTTTCCCGGCGTTATGTTGGAAACTTGCTGAACTAGCGATGCTTTTGGCGGAGGACCCCTTCGGGCAACATCTATTATGCTGTCGACCTCGGGAGCACGGCCAGTTCGAAATTGTTCATCCATAAGGCTAGGATGGGGATATTCATCTACGTCGTACATCAGGGCATTAGTCTTAGGTTCTCTTGCACTTGCCCCTCCCCTTGTTGGCAACGGAGGTGCCTTTTTGCCGAAAGGGAGTGCCTCAGCCACTCTCTGTAAGAGGCTTGGCTTTGTCTGTTTCGAAAGTAAATTGATTTTCATTGCCATGGTTATCTCCTACCAAACTTTCCACGACCTTTTCGTCGAGATGGGCCTCTCCGGCCCGGTTCCACCCTGTGAGGTTTAGAAAGTTCTTTTACACTGTTAATACTTTCCATGTCGAATTCGTGACCCATACCATGGTTAGACTTCTTTGCAAGACCCCCGAATATAGATTCAGTGTCCTTTTTTGGACGACCTATCTCACCACGTGAACGCCTCTTGCCAAAGTGTCCGCTTGCCAACTGCTCTTCAGCTTTATATTTTTGCTTTATTAGTCGGTCATCTTCAAGCCCTTGACCTCTAATAATCTTTAACACATTAGCAATAACAGGAACACCGTGCTTTTGAGCACCCCTTATTATATCGTCCGCTTCTTGATGAGGAGAGATATAATCGTCTTGACTGGAGTCACCTCTTGCAACAAGAGCAGGCCTAGATATAGGCAAACTCTTTCCACTATAGACAGACTCTTCTAGAGAAAGTCCAGCTAAGGCAAGCATCATTGCGTCTAGCCTGTGATCGCCAATAATCTTGTTATCCATACCATATACAGGGCGATGTGTGCTGCCGCTTCTTCTTACTATAATATAGTTCATTAGCTGCTTGGTTAACACCTCGTCAGATTCAGGATAAAAGAACTTACCGTCCTCGATGATCCTGACAGCATTTTCTACAATAAAATGCTTTCCTGGCTTCTTTAAAATAGAACCATCAATTGGATCTCTGAGCTCTACGTTAGAAGAGAAGTTAAATGATACAAGGCGGTCTTCTAGCTTAACTGTCTCCTTGTCCATCAAGGACTTGGTTGGTTTGCCTTTAAGTCTATGAGCATATAGAAGAATGTCTTCGATGATGGTGTGTCCGTAACCTTCATCGGCATAGATCCAGTCTGGCTTCCACTTGTAGTTTAAACGTATTACTTCTTCCATCCATTTCTTAGCGGAAAACTCTGAAGCAGCTACATTTATCCCCTCTAAAGCTATCCACCTTCCACTGGAAGCGGAATACCCAATGACAAAGAATTCTGTTCCTGCGTTTTTATTCCAGTCAATGCCCATACAAATAATCATATTTGCTGGGTCTGATATTCCCATACGATTTCTTAGAAACTCGTAGTTTGCTACCTGTTCGTATGTATAGTCTGCTCGTGCAGCTTGTATCCAGGATGGGCGGAAAACTCCGTATTTACTCTCAACGAACTCCGCCATGTACTCTGCAGCAAAACTTTCTTTAGTACTTTCTTTTTCTAGCTCTTCTTTAATCTTATCCCAGTGCGGAAGAACGCTTGAGGGATAGTAATCTTCTTTAAAGTCGGGCCTATCAAGACACCAAGAGTAAAACTTAGCTCTTTTTCCAATAGGTGTTGATGTTGCAAGCAACCAAACCTCTGGCTTGGTGAGTAAGATAGGTGTAATGACCTTGTCTAGAATTTCTTCTGGGATCATGTCCATCTCATCGAGATAAATGATATCAGCTGATGCACCTCGAATAGTACCACCGCCGGAGCCATCTCCCTTTACTCCCAGACCAGAAACAAAACCTACTATCCTTGCCCCATTAACAAACTCCATCTTAAACATAGGAGTCTTAATATATAGGTTGTCACCAGTTCCAGAGGATACTGCAGCTGTTAGCTCAACATTTCTTTTTATAAGAGCTTCTATCTCATTAAAGATGTTTATTAGCTGTGATTGGTATGGTGTAACTACCATAATGATCGGGCCTGAAAGAACTGCTTCGCCCTGAGCATCACGACCTTGCTCTACCTTAAGGTTGTAAGCATAGTGAATAAGCTTAAGTGCCATAGCAAAAGTCTTGCCGGCTCGTCGGCCTTCTCGAATAGAGGTACGAAAAGCAGTACATCTCAGCTGCTCTTTCTGATAGGGCCGAAGACTCCACTTCTCATCATCATCGCTAAATCCAAACATCAGTTCGGACCAAGCTACCGGATCTATAGTTGAAAGAAGTATCTTCTTCGCTCTTTCAAGAGGAATGTCCGATGCGATTGCTAAGTCTTTTATCCTAGCTGAAGCTCCAGCGGGAAGAGCTCTTGGTATGTAGCTGCAGGCAATTTTAAACTCTTTAACGCCAGCGCTTTTATACTTTGAAATCTGTCGTATCTGACAGTTTATACAAGTTCTGTGTACGTCGGTCCTGATGCCGTATTTATCTTTGTAATGCTCAACCAGCCTTGGGTCTGGTTTCGCGTTCGGGTCCTGGTGCTTGTAGCCATATTCGTTAACTACAAAAAGCTTATTTTCTAAGGCTTCTATACTCATCTTACCGACCGTATGAAGAGAAGTAGTTGCGAGGCATGTGCATCAGAGTTGCTTCTCCACCAAGAGCAGACCTAGCGTTTAAGTGTGAGTTCCTCATCTGTTGTACGGCTCTGGACCTCATCGTCATAGCGTTTTGCGTAAAGAACGAGGCGGTATCTCCAGCTGTATGAATCATCTTTGCATCTTGCCGCTGTCGATATCCTGTTTTCAACAAGGAGAATGCACCCTTTCCGGCAAGATAAGCCCCTCCCATTGAAACAGCAGCACCAGCAGCAACTAGTGGATGCCTTCCAATCAAGCCACCCACATAGCCACCAAAGAATGCTCCGGGAGCACCCAAAACAGACTGGCCCATGCTTGCACCAGTTCCTGCTCCAATTGCTGTTGTGAGAAAGCTAAACATTCCGCGAGATCGAGTAACGGTCTTGCCTGCTTCCGTAACTCTTCTAAAAGCATGAGCAGCAATAGCAGAGCTTGTAGCCACATCCCAGATTCCCGCTTCTGCTGCCCCACCGATACCTGACTTTTCGCTAAGGTTGCCTTGATAGCCTTGGTATAAAAAGTAAGCACTTACTGCTGGACCAAGAGCTGACATCGCTGCCTTTCCTCCTGATGGTCTAAATGCATTTCTATAATGAGCAGCAGCATCAGCTTGGCTTGAAAACTTATGTGTTCCTGCTTGAACTTGTCCCGCTCCAATAGCATCACTGGCATTAAGAATTTGCATCCCTGCTGGTCGACCAAATTCAGACGGAGCCGTTCTTAGGAATTGCTGACCTCCCCAGCCCCAGAGCGAAGATCCTTGCGGAGAGGTTATCCCAAAGTTTTTGAATCCAGTTTCTGGCATATACCCAGCAGTAAACATAGCTCCCTGAGAGCTATAATTCTGAAAGCGCAGCATCATATCTTTTAAAAGACCCATTTAACTACATCCTGTGGTGCCCTATTGGGCTTTGAAACATTTGGTGATTTACTCTTCTCTGGGCCATGGCCATCTGTTGCCGGCGATCTTGAGCTGTACTCCTTGTACCGTAGATACGGTTTGCATTTGATGATCGATGTGTCCAAACACTGTTAGTCGATCCAAGCGTATCCAATACTAGTGCCTTGTCAAGGCTACCATAATTACCCCTTCTACGTAATCTATTAGTAACTGAAGAACCTCTTGTCGAACTCATCTTAGCAGTGTCCTCCAGCATTTCAGATAAGTAGCTGTTATGTGGAGCATTTTTTCGTCGCATAAGGATCGGATCTTGGTAATCCGGCCTGTAACCGGCATCGTTAAATCTTTTCCCAATGAAGGCTGCTTCAGTTGCAGCAGCATTTCCGTAGAAACCCTGTGCTTCTGCATTCTGCATCAAGGAGGTAGCAGACATCATCGTTGCGTTCTTAGCAATCTTGTCGATTTGCGTAAACGTATTGAAAGTAATTGTCTGCCCTGATGCTGTTGTTATATCCCTATAGGCTTGGAAGAATGGGGTTCCCCACATACCTCGATCAGCACCTTGCGAGAGCTTATTCGCTCTACTAAACATTTGCTGATCATACATTTCTAAAACGCCCTTCTTCTTGAAGGGCAGGTATGAAGCCAATCCACGCTTCAGCAGATCAACATTTATATTTCGGCCATCGTCATAAACCATACCAACAGCACGACCATAAGTTATATTGTTCGGGTCGAAAATGAGTTCGAGGTTGCTCGATCCAGAAAGAATCTGCTGTAAAGCAATTTTACCTGCGTTGGCATACGGCTGAGCTCTGTGAAAGCCACTACCTCCGGCGTGTTCGGTTTCTGGAGCATCGATACCAGCTAGGCGGAATTTGACAGCTCCTACACCTTTATCAAAACCGAAAAAGCCGTTCAATGCACCCGCTACCCCTGCACGTTTAACAACAATTGTATCGGCGTCTTCAGCTTCTGCTCGCCACCTTCCGCTAGATAGATCTATTCTTAGTAAGTTTCGTCCTCTAAGACCTGCATACGCTTGGGTGTCTAGAACTGTTTCTACTGGTCCATCTATATATTGATGTACTGTCGACACAGCAGCTTTAGTTGAAAATAAGCTTCGAATACTGCTACTGAAAGAATGAGCATCTCCACCTGAATCTACCCTTAAGCTTCTGAGACCTTTAATGACACTTGTTTCAGGATCGAGATGCTGTGCGACATACATGAATCGGAGATACTTCTCTCTTTCTGCAAGAAGCTCTTGCTGTTGAAAAACAGCTTGTGTAGCAATTGGACCCTGATAGGGAGAGCCAAAGTCAGAGAAGTAACCTCGTTTCCTGCCAGCAACTCCACCCTCTTGCATACCGCTAAAGGGCTGAGCTTCTAGCCATCTTTTGTAATCCATAGTATGCAGAGATGCTGGGCGATCTCGATCTCCACCCCTTTGCCCTCCAGCAAACCCTACTATTCCTAGAGCTGCGGCAGCCAATCCAACTCTAGCTCCCATCCCCCGAGGAATCGGCAAGTCGGCCAAGCCTCTACGAGCTGCTGCTAACCGTGCAGCACCACCAGGAGGTCTACCCATAGCCTCTCTGGAGAGAAGATTCTGCCAACGACCACTTGATTGTAATTGTTTGGCTTCTTGTCGGAACAATGTTTCTGGACGTCTCTCTGCATAGCGGACTGAAGCCTGACGAAGTCTCTCTGCATTTATAATTTCTGCTTCATTACCCCGCATCCTGATAGCACCTGACTTCTCTAGGTACCTGTGTAGCCTCGCAGTTTCTTTGTCAAAATCTGCTGCTCCGTATTGTCCGGTTGACCTCATATACTCAAGTGCAGCTTCTCCACTAAAGAATGGGTTTGTTACTGGTATGTTTATAGGAGCTTTTATTCGGGCACCTTCTCTTGTTACTTGTTCGATAGCACCAGCCTTGTAATGGCTAAACTGCCATGTAGCGGGTTTGGGAGTTCGCCCTTCTTGCCCTGCAAGAGTAATTTCTTTTGCAAAGTCCTCATACATCCTTGTCACTCTCTTGACAAGATTGCCACTCTGGATGGCGGGAGCAAGCTCTTCCTTTAGCTTACCGTATATCATGGCTTCATATAGAAGCCCACGGCCTGATTTTGCCTGCTCAAGAAACTCCTTGCCTGCAGCACTGCCAATAGATACCTGTCTAAGAGCTTCTGTACGGTCCAAAGTTCCGGTTAGAACACGTTCGGATAGAATATTATCTAAAGCAGCAACGTGAGGCTCTGACATGGAGAGACTCTTCGATACTAAATCCCACCTACCGCCTGTTGCAGCCTGTGTTGCGTGCTCAAGCCTCCAACTGGATTCTATTCCTAGAGAATAAAGAGGTCCACCCTTCTTCATTACCCCCAGTTCTTGCATGTAAGATTGCTGAGCCTTAATAACGTCGATGATATCGCGGACTTCGCCTGTACCTGGGCGGGTGTGTTTGAGGTACGCCTCGTATACCCCTCTCCAGTCACCCGTTCTAGCAGCTAGAGCCTTTGCTCTCTGTACTTCAACTCCAGTCACATAGAGCATCTCAGAGCCACGCATGCTCGTTGCTGGTAGGATGTCTCTGAGCCCAGTGGCTTGCCGTAGCTGCCTGTGTAGTTGCTCCTCGTCAATCAATCCCGCAGCGTGAGCGTCTCTTGCAGCCCGCTCTAACAGCGAGATCTGGGCTCCAAATTGCTTTGACTCAAACTGCGCGTTTGCCACCCAGATGGTATGCCCTTTTAGTTTCCGCATTAGTGCAGAATCAGGCTGTAACGCTTCCGACATAGCAAGCCGATGGGTTTTGAAGTTTTTTGCATCTACTCCAAGTTTTTTCACCTGGGCCTGCATGTAGGCATCTTGCTGAGCTAAAGTTTTTACTTTGCCTTCAGCATCAGGGAACCATGGATAAGCCTCTTCTTTTATCATCTTGTAAAGCCAGGTATCATCTGACTTCAGCATCTTCATCAATTCGCTTGGCGATATGTCTTGGGAAAGACGCTCTACTTTGCCTCTCATCATGAGGACTCGCGCCGTTATAGCATCCTGCCAGCCTAGGGGCTTACCCTTCTTGCCAAGCTGTGCCGCCCTCTCCGCGAGTTCAGGAGAAGCAGCGAATTTGTCACTATAGCTAGACGTCAGCCCGAGTACATCCGACTGTCGCAAATTTTCCGCCACGGTTAGATGGGGGCGGAGGATAAACTGATCTAGCTCCCGTGTTCCAAGATTAAGTATAGAGATCTCATGGATCGCAGATATCTCCCGCATCAAGCCAAGAGTTTCTGTATCTGCGATTATGGCTTGTTGTAGTAGTGAGTGAGTACTTCCCATTTAATCGTCCAGTAATACCTCGTCAGACATTTCTAACTTTAAAGGCTCGTCGGTTTCGAGGCTGGTTATGGCTGTTCGCAGTTTTTCTATTTCAGCTAGGATCCTACTATCATTATGTGCTCCTCCCACCTTGGCTGCCCAGTCGGCTTTCGCCTTTCTCGTTTCCATCAGCTTATCCAGCCAGTTCTGTCGCCGCTTCTCAAGCTTATCTAGCATCTCGACAGCAGGGTGGAGCTTCGCTGTCTCTGCGGTTTCTCCGTGCTCGCTAAAGCCCAGGATGTCCACCCGCATAAAATCCCTTCCCTGTCCGCTCTTATCACCCGCTGACATCACCATTAAGGATCTATTCTTATAGAGGTCGATTAGAGCTAACTCATTCACTATTGACATCTCTACAGGGTTAGCCGGGTCAACGTTTAAGTGCTCTACATACTCGATAATTTTTTGCTGCATATAGAATTTCTCAAGTATACACTCTCTGCCCATAGGGTAGTTCTCAATGTCCCCGAATTCCACTGCCCCCTTGGGATCTCTTTCTGGAATGGGACACTTGGCTATAAAAGGGCATTTCTCTGGCCCAAGACACATGATTGGGGCCACCGCGTGTAGCCCCGTCTGGATCCGGTTGATTGAGTTAACAATCCGCTGCTTTTTTTCCGGGGGTAGGCTTTCGAGATAGTTTTCGTACTCCGGCTCTATTACTGATATCTGATCTATTATCTCTTGTCTGGTTGGGACTACAGCAAGCTTTAGGGTTGTTTTATCACTCATCGCTTTTCCGTTTTATATAATCCAGAATGTTTATAACATCTGCATCATGTGGGGTTGGAATGGTACCAATCTCATGACTGGAGTCTTCCAACTGTATGATTGTGGAGACATCACCAGTAACTTCTGCTGGAATCGCACTGAGAATTATGCTGGCCGTATTATATCCAGGTGGACCTCCGACAGTCCAGGAAGCTACTGCTACATCTGCCAGGTGTTCACCTGTCTTAGCATGTACAAGGAAGGTTCCATCCAAGGTTCCATCAGAAATGAGTTTGATCTTCACTAGGCTCCTCTAGTTCTGCTAAGGCTATGGCTACTATGTCGCTTATCTTGGTTAGGTGGCCGCGAAGATCTGAGAGTTGGTGTACGCCCAGCTCTTTAGTTCGCTTGGCGAATGAGCATTCGATACCAAATTCAGAACCATCAACGAGGATTCGATAACGGTAGTAGTGGAACTGGTCTAGACCTTTAGCAAGACGAGTTAATTCATTAAGAGCATTAGAGTGGGCGTATAGTTCTTCTTCAGTCATAAAACCATCATAGCATCTAGGGTAAACATGGGTTATGGCGGGCCGATATTGGAATTATAATATATTTTCAAAAAATAAGGGGCTAAACAGGCTAAACATACACGTAAGTACTTGAAAGTCAAGTGAAAACAGGGGGGAATGGCGGGAAATCTTCCGTAAGGGAAGGGGAAAGTTGTAAAAATAGTAGGGATAGGGGAGGTATTGGTTATTACTTTTAAGTTTTAGTGGGGTTTTTAGCCCACCCCCCTTTTTTATTTAACGAGCGATTGCTCAGAAAGGGGTAAGCAACATGAAAACTTATCGCATTACGTTTGAGGACGGAACCTTCTTCCATGGTGAGACATATGGAGAGATGGTTACGGAAATCATCCAGCGGTATAGTTTGCTGTTTGTTATCTGGAGCTATGCAGACAAAAAGGCTGGCCACTGGATGATTGATGGCAAGCTGGAGATGGTGCGAAACTATATTCACTAAGAGGAAAAGGGAAAGCCTTGGCGCATAGCGTCAAGGGCCCTTTTTCTTTTAATGAGCACTCCATTCGTGTGCTTTGAACAAAGGAGAAGACTATGTTTAGGTACATATTGTTCTGTATCCTCGTGCCCTACATCATTCTGGAGTGTATCTGCTTCCAGAACTTTGGGACCAGCACACCAGTGTACGACTGGTGCTGTCCCCCTGAGTAGGAGCGAGAGAGAGGAAGCCCGGTCGCGTGTGCATGCACGTGTACCGGGCCTCTTTTTCTTTAATGAGCACTCCACTTATGAGAGTGCTTTGAATTGTTCTCTTGAAAGGAGAATATTATGTTTGAAGGTCTTTTCATTCTTGGCTTGTTGGTCATCGCGATCCTGACCTGTCTTCGATGCGTACGACTTGAGTGTCGTGCCCTCAAGGCGGAGACGGAGATCGTTGATCTCCAGATCAAGGTCGAGGAGCTCCAGGCAGCACAGCCGTCCCGGGAGGCTCTCATCGTATTGGGCTTACTGGTTGGCACCTGTGAGGCCGATGGACCGTTCCGAACCCCTAATGGGAGCCCCTTCTGGGCTACGAAGCCTCTGGAGGTCTTCGTCCGGGAGCCGGATATGAACCTAGTGAAGATCAGCTAGTCAACTAGCGGTCTAGAGAGAGGGAGCCTGGTGTGCGTGTTTAACACGCATGCCAGGCCCTTTTTCTTTTAACGAGCAACTTACGCTCAGAAAGAGAGAAGCTGATGCTGAAGCTGAAGATGTTGTGGAACAGGCTGCAGAGGAACTGGCTTCCTATACTCGTGGTGGTGCTCTTGGTAGCAGTCACTGGGAGCATCTGGAAGACTCACCATGTCCATGTGGAGCGTGGTCTCTATGACTGTGATACCAGTTATCACAACCACTAGCAGATAGGAGAGACAGAGGAGAAAGGGTCTGGACGAAAGTCCGGGCCCTTTTTCTTTTAACGAGCAATCATGCTCTGAAGGAGGTGTCTAATGGCTAACCTACAACTCGTGGCGCTCCAGCGGGAGATCGCTGAGGATATGTGCGTATGGGCTTTGCTCATGCGCCAGATTCTCAGCATCCTCAGCGAGGGCGTTGAGACCGACATGATCCACACGAACAAAATTCAAGTCTTCGACCGAGATGGTCGCCGGCTTCAGCTTTGGTCGTGTGGAACAATCTATTATCGGGTCGATAAGACCGAGAATAGGGTCCATGTCCCTGACTCGTTTCGTGATAGCGCGAGAGCGTTGCTCACGCAGGCGAACGAGTGGGCGATCCGAGTGAACCTGGGGATCTAGGTTCACATCGAGGAGGCAACCCGGTACACGTAGCAATACGTGTGCCGGGCCCTTTTCTTTTAACGAGCTCTCTTCGGGGATTATCCCGGAGCAGCTCTGGAGGTACAGTCAAATGACTGCACTAGAACACTTGGTGTTCCTCGTTCTCGTCAGCATCCTGCAGGCGGGTGGAACTATCGAGACCAATGGTCCCGAAATCTTCCACACGGTCAACACTGGTGGTCCGAGTGGCGCGGTAAAGCATTACTGCGTTCACTCTGGCAACCAGTATGCTCAGCAGGGTGTCAACAGAGCAATGGTTGATACTGGTTCTCGGTACAATGACGTTCGTTACGTCATGGTACTTGACGGAGCTGATGTCGGCTACTGCCTGGAAGCTGAGAAGCCAGGAGCACTCAACCGTGATGGTGACACATGGCGCTTCTTCGATGACAAGGAGCAGCTCATGATCGCCACAATGGTGGAGCAGAGTGGATTCGGTACCTGGGATATCCCGTGGGAGACCGGTTACCACCTCACCCTGCCCCTACCAACTCCACCTACGGGGGAGTAGAACCTTCGACAAGCTTGGGGGTGTACGTTGCAATATGGCCTACTGAAGGCTGAGCAGCGTGCACTCCCGGGTTGTCCTCCTTTTTCTTTTAATGAGTAACTATGCTCTGAAAGGACAAACCATGAAAGTTGTGAAAGACCTTGCTTTGTACATCCTGATGGCCTGCAGTATGATCTGCTGTATCGGCATCGGACACTGCGGTGCCTCCAACGGACTGACAACCGAGCAGGTCTCGGAATGTCAGCTGCTGCTGTTGGAGAAGGAAGTCTATGAGGCTCAGCGGAAGAAGGCGATGAGGTGGTCTGAGGACGCTGCCTACCACATGAAGAGGGCGATGCAGCAGCAGTGACTGTGATTGGGGCCGGCGCATTTCGATGCGTCGGCCCTCCCTTTTTATTTAATGGTCTCCATGAAGTGAGACTAGAGAGGAGGTCATGATGACCTTTATACAATTGTCGGTCCTCGTGGTGGCGGCGGTTAATGTCGCTATCTGCTCGGTGTTGTTATATGTTGTGTGGGAGCAGCGAAAGCTGTCTCAGCGCATCAGCCGAGTCAATGGGCGAGTCGATCGCAACTGGCGTGATTATATGTCAGAAGCGGACGAGGATGCTCAGATCACAAACGGCAGCATCTGCTGATTGTTGATTGAGGTGTTGGTCCCCGGCGTGTACGTTTTTACGTGCACGCCTGGGGCCCACTTTCTTTTTCTTTAACGGTTCTCATGTGGACGAACTGAAAACGGCGAAAGCTGTATATAACCACATGTAGTAGAGTCGAAAGGCTTTGGTTCTATACCTCTGTACGAGGTCCGAAAGGGGCAAGTACAGGGGCGAATATGTAGTTGTTAGAGGTCGAGACATGTTCTCGATATCTGAGGTCAACCTTAATAGGAAAGTTGTATAACTCCTGAACAGGCCAACTCAGAGAAAGACGTAACTGATACCTCGTAACGCCTACTCAGCTTAGGTTGAGTAGCCGGTTGGTCGTAGCTGCCAGATGCGACCATACCGGGCCCCGATGCTCTCTGGGAGAGCTTAAGGGAGGTGTGACTTTGGGTAACCTTGCGGGACTACTGTAAAAGGTAGTTGGAGCTTGGAGACCCTTGGCGGAAAGTAGGAGTGGGTCCGAAGCCCTTCTCATGCAAACTACTGGAAGCCAGGGTGTTCTCCAAGAAACCCTGCCCCTCGTAGCTGTCAGAAATACGAGATCACATCTTCAGGGAGTACCATCCTCTGGTTAACTTACTTACCAGATGGACCGGTCTCGGGAAGGGGTGCCGCCTTAGTAGCGAATTGTTTCGTGTAACTCTGGCTGAGTCTGCAGTGGAGATTGGTGTTAGCCGATCAAAACTGCAGACAAGGCTGGGGTCTATCACTTACTAAGTTCTAAGGCCAGGTAGAGAGGCGAGACGCTTGCCAGACTTACCTGACGGTACCTAGACCGAAAATCTAGGTTGAGGTTGACTGTAACCTTATCCAACAAAACAGTCGTCAGCGAGTTTCGACTTGCTGACTATGGCACTGTCCCGGTGTCATGAAAGTTCGTAGATATGGGACGCTGCTCCACACAGCGTAGGTGTCAAAGCCGGGTTCATCTCCACGGTTATTAGCATCTGGTTGCAAGTGCTTTTTGGTACTTGCATTAAGGGCGTTTCCACCTGCAGATAAGGTGGTGAGTAGATCTCCCCTACAAGAATGAAGCACGGAAGGACGAATCTGGTCATTTCGTGTGGATTCAACCTGCCTAGGGAGGCCCCAACCTCTGGGCGCTATGTAAGAGACTTGGTACATCTCATCATAGCAAGTGAGGCCTTAAGAGTTCTAGTGGACTCTTGCTCCTTAAGTGGAGCGTTAAAGAGCGGAAAGGTATGTGCCGTTCTTGAAATATAAATGCAATCCACCTTTGTCTGGGGGGCCCTTCGGGGTCCCCCAGGCACCTTAGCCTGTCGTGGGATCTGATATGGGATCAGATTCATTTGATCTTGTATGAGATCTCACGGCAGGTCCTACCAACCAATGAAAGAAAAGGAGAATGAAGTTATGGACTTCATCAAGCGAACGATACTGTGGGTGCTCTCAATTCTGGGAGTGGCCTTCTTCATGGTCTGCACTCTGATCTCGACGGTTCTTGGTAACAAGAACTCGACGGCGAAGTGTGGGAACTGGATGCGGGGACAGTGGTACCTCTTCATCGAGGAGCCGACAGTGGTCCTCCACTGGCTCTCGGGCTGGCGGAGTGGCCTCGTGTCTCGCTTCAACGGCTGGAGGGCTGCTCGTGCCGAGAAGAAGGCTGCAAAGCTGAAGCTGAAGGCTGAGGCTGCAGAGGCTGCAAAGCTGAAGGCAGACAAGGCAAAGGAGGCGAAGAAGGCCAAGGGACATTGGTTCCAGCGCTTCGTCTGCTGGAGCGGCTTGCTGTTCCTCGATGCGCTTGAGGCGAGAAATCGTCGAGTTCTCTCGGACTATGAGTTCGTGGGAATGCGCATGCCGGATGGCGAGTACATTCCGGTGCAGCCTGGTCAGATGCCAGAGGCGGTGTCTTCGGACATTGCTGATGGTGACGAGGGTGGCGACTGCGATGAGGAGTTCCTCATCGAGACCGAGCCGGTGGATCCCTTGGGGGACACCGACGAGGTGCTGGCAGTCGTGACTCTGCACGATGAGGATGAGGGGCCTTTCGGGCTCCCCACCGAGACGGACGAGATGCGGACGATGCTTGAGCAGGTAGCTCAGGTCAGTGAGTTTCGACTCGCTGGCATGAGTCTGACCTGGCAGGAGCAGCTGAAGCTCTGGTCTCACATCTGCAGAGACCGGAACAAGAGCGATCGGAGTAAGCTCGCCGTTCAGGAAGCTCTGACGAAGGAGGTCGAGAGCTGGACTGGCGACGAGGGTAGTGCTCAGCAGTCTATCCGGGCTAACCTGAGCATTGGTCGCTACCCCGAGTTCCCGTGAGTTGCGGGGACTGTGGTGCTGAGACTTACCTTCGGAAGGAAGGTAAGGATTGGTACCGGGTGTGTCGAGGCTGTGGAGCGAAAGCGAAGCAGTCTCGACACAATCCTCCATCGGTGATTGAGTTCACTGGTGGAGGTGTTCATGGTGCTTGCCTGCCTTGCGGTTGCGCCATTGAGCAGTGTGAATGCAAGGAATAGAGGGGGCTAGATAGTCCCTGGTGTGTGGGAGCGGGGCCTTCGGGCCCTGCTTCCCCACATCCCCTTCTTTTTATTTAGTGAACTTGTGCGCTCAAGTATGAGTTCTTACCAAGAAGGGAGGTTCCTATCATGGGACTTCTTATGATGAGTGTTATCCTGGGCCTTGCGGTGGCTTGCCACCTGATGCAAGCTCGTCTCAAGCGGCTGGAGAGTCGCTTCATGCAGAGCGAGCTCAACGTCAATAAATACCGGCGAGAGCTCACTGCGGGTGTTCGGCAGAACGGTGTGAGCATCGGCAAGCTGACCGAGCGTCACAGCGAAGCTATTCTGCGGCTGGGTGAAGATGTCTTGATGCTGGAGAAACTGATGACTGGGTTGGCACCCGCTTCGGCTTCGGCGTTGACTATCGAGATCGGTGACGCCGATTGCGATCACCTCCTGGAGAGTTCCACCCTCACGGTGGAGATCGACGACACAGAGCGCCAGTAGGTAACTGCTACAGGCACAACAGGAACGGGGGGCTCCTTCGGGAGTCCCCCCACTTCCTTTTTCTTTAACGAGCAATTTTGCTCAGAAGACAAGGAGAAGTTATGCGTTCGTTTTGGACTAAGTCTAGTTTCCCAATCTTGACGATTATGGCATTCCTGTTGCCAATGGTCACCTTCGTTGCATTGATCTCGATCTTCGGATCGGGTTATCTGAACTTCGAAGAGTACGTCGGTGAGCCGTGGGGTGAGGTCTGCACGACAGTGTTCTTGATCTTACTGTTCGGTAGCGGTGGCCTGCTTGCCAGGAAGGTCGGCTATTGGGAGGTGGATATTTACGACAACTAGCCTCGGCTAGGTTCCGCCTGTGGGGGCCCCGAGTCACACTTCGGTGTGGCTCGGGGTCTCCCCCTTTTTCTTTTAATGAATACCAATCTCTCGAAAGGAGAAATTATGAAGATATATCGTTACTTAGAGGTCACCGGGCGCAAGGGGCTGATCGGGCGGTTCGCGCTCCATAGGCGAGCGGGCGAGCACATCCTAGGGCCCTTCCGGGATGAGGCGATTGCTAGTGGGTCCACTCTTGAGGAGTGGATTGACGATGCCGAGGTCGATGAGGAGTGGGCGCTGTTCCAGTGGGCTGGTCGCGTCGGGCTCTCGCAAGTGATTCCGGCCCGGTGCCCGCAGCGAGTACCGGCGTTCAAGATCACCGCCGTCCTCGACGTTGAAGAACCGAAGAGTCGCACCGTCATGCTGAAGCGGATCTACGCAAAGTGAAAACCAGGGAGCCCCTTTCGGGGGGCTCCCGCAACCCCCTTTTTCTTTTAATGGCCCGTACTAACTGAAGGAGTATGTGGAAGCTGACCTGGCGTTCTTGTTCGCAAGAGTGTTAACAAAGCTACGGTCCAGGAGAATAGGTATACGGAGTAGTGGAAGTGGTACAACCCTGCCAGGGGGCAGCGTCTTCGGAGGGTAATGAATTGATGTCAGGGAAAGGATCCCGACCCTGAGAGACCACCCCCCTCTTTTTATTTAACGAATACTATTCTCTTGAAAGGAGAAATTATGCGTATCTATCGAGTAATTCTTGCAGCAACTTCAAGCACCGGCGAGCAGGGCACTTTCATGCAGCTTGCCCGAGGGGACAAGGAGCTGACAAGGTTCAAGGACAAGTACGGAGCGGAGTTGGTGAGTACCAGGGAACTCAACCATGGCGAAGGCTACAGTTGCGATACCTGCCAGGAGAGCGTTGTCTACCCCCACAGGTGCCTGTATCCTTGCTGGTAAACATCCTGCTAATCAGGGAGCCCCTTTCGGGGGGCTCCCGCAACCCCCTTTTTATTTAATGAACCTTATTCTCTTGAAAGGAGAACAAGATGATTGATGAAGAGACACTTCTCTCTGGTGGCGGTAATGCAGATCCAAATCTGGATCACACAACTGACTTTCAGGTAATGAACACGGGTGCTGGCTGGTACGTGGGTACTGGCTACATCAGCTGTGGAAACTACGGTAAGGGCTGTACTAGCTCTGACTGTGATCCCGAGCGGAGCCCTCCCGTGCAGCCGAACTCGCGAGAGACCGGCTACTTCGCTAACAGAGAGGAAGCAGAAGCTGCGCTTGTGGAGTTTCAGAAGGAAGACGAGATCTTCGATCCCAGCAAGGCAAACGCTCGCTGAACCAAAAACTAGGGGGCCCTTCGGGGCCCCCGCAACCCCCTCCTTTTTATTTTTAATGGCTCGTACCATGAATGAGAGGAATGCTGAAGCAGACCGAATGCTTGTTGGCTAGAGCGACAACATTTTTCGGTATGGAGTACATGACCATAGAAGCGGAGATCTTTGCATGCGGTACAACCCTGCCTGGGGGCAGCGTCTTCCGAGGGTAACGAATTGGTAATGGTGAAAGCGTCCCGACTCGGAACCCCCTACCCCCTTTTTATTTAACGACGATTGTAGTCTAGCCAATAGAGGAGAGACTACCAGGCGAAAGCTGAAAGGAAATCGTTATGTCTAATGTAGAGTTCCAGGTGCTGATGATCAACAACCTCAGAAAGAACCCCCCGAGCAACAACGACTTGGCGGCGAAGGGGGATCTGGTGAAGCCGACTTCGAAGACGAAGCGTCAGGTCGACTTTAAGGATCAGAATGGAAACGCAGGATTCCGCGTGTTCTAGCTTGATCTGGACGTCTTCGTGAAGGTCAGGGTTCCGTGCTTACGCACGGGGCCCTGGCCCTCTTTCTTTTTATTTAACGCTAACGCAAACCAACGACATTGGATGGGGAAAGATCCCCGTCTAGTGAAAATCAGGCCAAATAACCATTCTCGTGAAAGGAGAACAAAATGGCCCCTTTGAATGAAATGATGAGAGATCTGACCAAGAACAGGATCCAGGACATGAAGGAGATGAGGAAGCTGCTGGAGACGACGGAGCTCGGCAAGCTGCTGGAGCGGGAGGTGCTCGTGCCGAACCACAAGTTCGACCCCAGTAACCCGACCGACAACAAGTGGAACGTCATGATCCACAGGCTCACCGGGAACGAGATCATCAAGTCCCTGGAGCACTACATCGCCGCGTTCGACCTGCTCCTGACTCGGGAGACCAGGAAGGGTGCGATCAAGGAGCTGAATCGGATGAAAGACAACTTCGAGAAGAAGCTGGTTCTGGCTGTTGAGGCCAAGATCCAGCACCGAGAAGAGTTGCGTGCAAAGGCGCAGCAGAAGAGTTGGCAGGATGCTGCTGCTGGCTACATGACCAAGTATCCGGTCATCGTCATGTACCACGAAGAGACGAAGAAGAAGCTCAGGATCAGGTATGACCTGGCTGTGGGCTTGCAGGGCTTGCTTGCTCAGATGGTCAAGCACTGGCAGGGGAATGCTGTCAAGAAGACTGAGGCTGGAGAGGAGCTCGACAAGTTCGAGGCGACTGCGATGGGAGTGAAGGTTCCCGTTCTGCACCTGAAGGATCAGACGGAAGGAGATCAGGATCTCGCTGGCCTCATGTCTGCATTCCGCAAGCAGGGGTGGGTACCAGTCAAGGGTAAGCATCTGCTGGACAAGTCGCTCTACGCGATGCTGACGAAGCTGTTCCCAAGGGCTGTCGACATGCGTGCCTACATCAGCAGCTTCATGAGTCCGCTGAAGGCTGGTGGTCTCTGGATTGACGCAAGTGTCAAGCTCACGACTATCACTTCGTACAACAAGGATGGACAGACAATCCCCGCTGGCTGTGATGGCTCGGGACGAATTCACTCGAAGCACCCGCTCCTGCAGTACTTGAAGGGGTGGAACAGCAAGGACTGTCCTGCTACTCAGTTCAGAGGGGTTAACTTCAGCACAGGCCTCTTCGCCAAGGGTGTCTTCGTCGTGGACGATCGATGTCTTGACGATGACGGCAATCCGGACATCTGGGTTGATTGGGCTCAGATCAAGGGTCTGCAGAAGGCTGAAGCCAAGGAGTGCATCGGCAAGAACATTCACCGGCGGGACGTTATGACGATTGGCATCATCGATGTCTTCCGTCGCCACAACCCGAAGATGAACTTCAGCTTCCAGAGTCTGCAGATCATGGAGAACGTTCCCAGTACTCGCGCCTTGGCTGAGCGCTGGGTTGATGAGAGCCTTGATGCGTTCGTTACCAACGGTGGTCCACTTGGGATGTTGGAGAACATCGCTGCCAATGATCCGCAGATCGATCTCATCCTGAGGCTCAAGGACCAGCTCAAGGAGAAGCTCGGACTGGATGTCACCACTCCTGAGGGAATTGCTGCGATCCCGTTCGTGCACAACCGGCTTGAGGACAATCTGGGTCGTATGCGTTACCACAATGCTCAGGGTGCTGGAGTCAAGGAGCTGACCAAGGTGCTTGTTATCGACAATGGCTTGGAGTCGGGAACGTGTGCGATCAGGAGTACCGGCGGGAAGTATCCTATCGGAAGTCTCGTGGCACTGGTGAGGCCGCCAATTGTGACTCCTCACAACCAGGTGGTCTTGAAGATCGTGGAACCCTTGACGCATATGAGGGTTCGTGGACAGGTTCCTCTGTGTGTGATTTTCATGACTCTGCTCGACACCTTGATCATGTTTGCCGACGATGACGGAGACATCGCTTCTGTCTGCGATGACAAGGAGCTGATCGAGAACTTGCAGAAGAACAAGATCGACTTCGGTTTCGGTCAGGATGCGTTGTATCGTATCGAGCCTGAGACCTGGGAGGGTGATCCGAAGGCCAAGATCTCCAGCAGCTCACTTGTTGGAATGGTGATGCTTGAGGGTGATGGTCGTGGTCCTGTCGGGCTCGTGTGCGTCCTGAAGGCTGCTGCAATTGCGGAGGAAGTGGACATGCTTCCGCTGGCGATGGCAGTAATTGAGCAGTGTGCTATCGATGCTGCAAAGCACAGTACCATGTATCCAGATCCTCGCATGTTGGTGCAGAGGCGCAACTGGGAGAAGGATAGCGAGGGCTGGTGGAAGCCAAAGAGTGGTACTGGGCTGTCCCGTGAAGACATGGGCACGTACAGGGGCTACCAGGGTAACAGCCAGGTGGAGTCTTGGATGGATGGTGAGCACATCAGCACCAATCTGCTCCAGCAGTTCGTCAGGGATCTGTGTGGTGGGCGCATGCTGAAGGATCAGCTGTCTTGGAGGGTCAAGTCCAAGAGGCTTACCTCGGAGACCGATAGCGAGTACCCGGTCAAGGCCAAGTATGAGAATCTCGTGCATCACACTGCAAGGTACGCTACCGAGGAGTGGAACAAGATGTACGAGGGGACAGAGGCGGGTATCGAGTTCTCTGCACAGGATCTGATTCCGAAGCTGCTCTCCATGCAGGTCACACCTCTCGACAAGCAGACCTACAAGAGGACGCTGCACAGGAGTTCTGGTATGCAGGCATACGGCGTTGAGCTGAAGAAGATTCTGGCTCTGGGCTATGAGCGTGAGGAGCGTAGGCTTAAGATCGATGCCGTCTACACTGCTCTGCTCAACAGCTTGCGTAAGCTGAGTGTCGGAGAGCTGGTCCAGATCTGGGTTACTGAGTGGAACCTGGCGCTGAACACCAAGCATGAGAACCGGGTCAAGGGCCACATCAACAGGGCTTACCGAGCCGTTCTCTGGGAGGGTTCGCCTGTACTCAAGGCGCTTGGACTGGAGAGTAGCTCTAGGTGTGAGTTCATGGGTACCGAGCGCATGCTGAAGACCAAGGAGTGGATTAACAACCGCGTTCTGGCTTTGCGTCAGGATGGTGTACCGGCTACTGCGTTTGATGTTGCTCGGGACTCCATCCTCAAGTCGAAGAAGCACGAGGAAGAGACTGGTGTTCGTCTGGCAGATTGCCCGACGTGCAGCAACCTGATCCGTGACATGATTGTTGGTGATCACAGGGATGTGGTCACGAAGGAAGTACGAGCTGTCGCTGGAGAATTGGTCACTGGAACCAATGCGGAGCTTGGATGGGAGAGAGCCAGGAAGGTCCTGGAAGCGAAGAAGAGTGAAACCAAGTAATGAGAGAGGACAAGAAAATGAATAGCAAGACGATGCTAACCACCGATCAAGAGTGCATGAGGATCAGGCTTCTTTCCTGGGTTCTGGCCAACAGCGGGGGCGGCTACTACAATATGGAGGGCACCAGTCTGTGCTTTGGCCCAAAAGTGTCGAAGCTGAGCTTTAAAGTTGGCTGGAGTGGTCCCGGGAGTCTCGTTGAGGCTCTCGGGGGTTCCAATTCAGTGGGGTGGACCGTGGAGTCGTCGTTGTCTCGGGGTTGGTCCCCACGCTGGGTACCGGCCTGGAAGGAACCCGAGGTCGATCCCTACTTCCCGTACATCCTGTACCAGGACAATGAGTACACGGTGTTCGTTCACTCGAAGGGGGGTGATCGCAGGAACCTGTGGGACATGCACCTCGACCGCCAGTGGGACAAGGAGGTCGACAGCTGTGCTGGGCGTGAGCCCGGTGCAATTGAAGAGTGCCCTGTCTCGGTCTACTGGACCAAAGGGGGGCTGCCTGAGTGGCTGAAGAAGAAGACAATGTGCAACCTGGGTCACGTGACGGCCCAACCAAAGGAGAAGACTATGAAGCCTACTACCGTTCACCTGATCGACCCGTGGGTCATCCACGCTTTCCTCGTACTGGGTGTGATGAAGCTCAAGCTCCCCGGAGATGAGCTCATCGCGTCCTTCGAGCGGAAGAACGAGGTCATCGAGTACCGATACCTGCCCCACCTGATGCACCCGAAGCTGGCAGAGGAGATCCTGCGGCTGAGGAACCTGAATGAGGGGCGGGCCACGTTCATGTTCTGGGCCAAGCAGTTCAACTGGATCAACCAGGCTCAGACACCGAAGTCGAAGGAGCAGCGGCTGAAGCAGGTGCTTGACACCCTGTCCAAGCTGAGGGTCCTGAGGAAGGGTCACGGAGTGGCTCCTCTCGGTGTCCTCTTCGAACCCAAGTTCTACAAGGGACAGGACTGCAAGAGCGACGAGGAGAAGGAGAGCAGGAAGCAGGAGTGCTACGAGTTCTTCAACCGGGTTCAGCAGCAGGTCGTTGAGCAGGGTGGAAGGTGGCGAATCCTTCAGCAGCATCTGCCTGGATGTGTAGCACCGCTGAAGGCTATGGAGTGGCGAGACACGAGGAAGCTCAGCAACTTGGCTCGGAAGAGCTAGAAAGGAATAATACAATGCTGGACGGAAAAGGAGACCTCTGGCGTCAGCTTGGAGAAGTTGACGCTCTCTGCATCACCACCAACGGATTCATCAAGCGGAATGGATCTGCGGTGATGGGCAGGGGGTGTGCTCGACAGGCCATGTACAAGTACCCAGGCCTGGATGCAATTCTGGGAGAGAAGGTGCAGCAGTTCGGAAACGAGCCGCTGTGCCTGATCAACGACAAGGGGACTGAGATCTGGAGCTTCCCAGTGAAGCCTCGGTTCGAGGTCTTTAAGTCGGACGACCAGGTGGTTCGACACATGCGAGGCAAGTTCGGCTCTGGGAGTTCGATTCCCGGCTGGGCTTGCGTAGCTCAGATAGGAATCATCCTGGAGAGTGCGAATGCCATCAAGAAGATGGCTGATCTCTGCGGCTGGAGGAAGATCGCTCTTCCTCGACCTGGCTGCGGAGCTGGTGAGTTGAATTGGGAGGAGGTTGGACCTGCACTTAGTGAAGTGCTGGACGATCGCTTCATCGCTATAACCTATTGAGAGAAAGGGCAGTACAATGACGAGAATTGAACCTGTGTGGAGCCACTCGGATGGCAAGTGGATCTGTGGACCTGGAGACAACCGGGGGAAGAACTTGGAACTGAAGTTCAAGGATGCCAAGTACGGAACCCCTACTTGGGAGGAGTACAAGCATGAGAAGAATGCTCTCGATGAAGTTCTGCAGGAGGAGGCGAAGGAGTTGCAGCCTCCAGTCCGCTTCCTGGATGATGTTGGAGCTGTTCAGTGCAGCTGCCAGGCCTGCATCGACATGTGCAAGCCGGGTCATACCAATCCCGGCTGGTTCCGTGTGGGTCAGGCTGAGAAGGCTGCGGAGTTCCTCAAGATGACGCTTGATGACTTCTTCTGGAAGTACTTGATCGTTGAGTACTGGGCAGGCTTCCCCCAAGACATGGATGTTCTTGCACCTCGGCGTAACCATCAGGACGGGGTGAGGGCTGACAGCGGAGACAATTACCATGGCGGAACCTGCGCTCTGCATGATTCCTCTACCGGCTGTAAGCTTCCTAGCTCGCTGAGACCGCTGGAGTGTGCTGCAGCGGTTGGCTGCGAGAAGGACAAGTACTGGTGGCAACGGGAACGCTACAGTATCCGAGAGAACATCGCCCTGGAGTGGATAAAAGGGAAGCCCTCCGCCTTGGTCGAACGTCTCTCCGATAAGTTCTGGGGTAAGCGTAGATAAATAATCTGAATCCACGAGGATAAGCCCCCTTACGGGGGCTGTCCTTGTGGAGATATCTTTCAACCTCTAGTTCGTGGATGTCCTTTCCCAGAGCTAGAACTGGTACGGTAGCCTCTCGGCTCCCTCCCCCTCCTCCCCATTGGGACGAGGGGCTACCGCTACCTCCGCTTCATGGTCTTATAGTTTAACAAGTATACCTATCCGCGAATAGGTATCGGTAAAACACTTACTACTGAAGGTCGACCCACAAGACGAACCTACTTAATGGTCCCAGAACTGGGTGTCACTGCTAGAGTTGAAAGGCAGTGCGAGTCATGTGTCCTTAGTAAGAGTCGTAGGTACAAGTCCTACTAAGATCACCCTTTTAAGTTTGGGGAGAGAGAAGTTATAGGGAGGCCGGTGAGGCGCCGAGCGCTTCAAGACAGATCCTATAGCTGCTAGTTTGCAAGCTGGCAAAGGCTCCGGATTAAGTCAAGCCCGAACTCTCTCTCCATTTAATTCGTGAAAAGAGCAGGTACCGGTAATATCGGGGCAAGTGTAAGACACTCCCGGTAAATTTGCTCCCAGGTGCACTTACAGTGAGATGGGTTCGATTCCCGTCACGGGCTACCTCGTGGAGAGTCTGGTGATCTATTGTAAGCGATTGAAACTTTGTGGCCATCCTAGAGGCTGCTTAGGGAAGATAAGGGGGCGGGCATAGGACCCGCCCCACCACCGCCTTTTTATTTCACCTACCTTTAATTTGCTCTTACAAATAAATAAGAAGTGTTGACACACTTCATCCTGGTGATTGTTAACTTTCCACTCTAACCAAGGAGAGTCATGACCCCTCGCGTCATTCTCGCCCCGACTGCTGACCTCGCTACTGCCCTCAACCCTCAGCCTTCTCTTTCTGTCGAAGCCGAGTACGGTTCGATTGTCGTCGAGGGAACCCTCTTCACCGCTGCGCACCACCAGGCAACTGGTCCGTTCGCAACCTCGAAGAACCCGGCTCCCTGCAACAACACTGACATCCCGGTCTTGGAGGGTGGAACCATTCTGGTCTCCCACTTCGACTTGGACACCGTTGGTGGTTGCCTCCGTGGAATGAACCGTCTCGTCGCGACCTCCTTCGAACACCAGCTGAAGCCCTTCTGGACCCTGGCTGAGTTCGTCGACCTGAACGGACCTCACAAGCTCGGGCTCTCGGGAGCAACCGAGGAGAACCTCCGCCGACTCCACGCCTTCTGGGCCTGGAAGCAGCAGAACATTCCTCGCTTCCCCCGTGACGCGGTGACGGACATCACTCAGCACATCGTTGCAGCTGACGAAGCTCTGTCTGCAATCGTCGCTGGTGATGAGACGCTCCTGGCAGCTGGTGATGAGATGAAGGCTGCCACTGAGCAGCTCAACCTCGACACCTTCTGTGAGATTTACGACGACATCATCATTCGTATCGGTCCCTCGTTCGTAAACCACCTTTACGACTGCGGCGACTTTGTGGCCAGTGCTGTCGTGGCGTTCAACACTCTGAGCGGTGGAATCACCGTTTCTCTGGCTGAGCCCATCGAAGGTATCAGCTGTCGTGACATCGTTCAGAGCATCTGGGGTCCTGAGGCTGGAGGGCATGATGGCATCGCTGGAAGCCCTCGTGGGCAAAGGATGCTCCTGAGTGCTGTCTTCGACGTGGTGGAAACGATATCTGCTGAACGCAGAGCCGCACTCTGTCCTACTGACCGAATGGAACGATTGAAGCAGACCGTCGACCCGTTCGACACTGTTCGGCCCCGCGTTGCTCTAGTCCCAGAGTAGCTCACCAACCTTCAACCTCTAGGCTTCGGTCCCTTCGGGGCCGGGGCCTAGACCTTTTTATTTCCCCCTCCGGGGGATAAATAAATGAAAGACAATCCTCCTAACGTCGGATACCCTTACGAAGGGAGGTGCATAATGCCCTCAACGAATCCGGACTTTATGTCCCAGTTTCCCGATACTGAATTGGGAAACGCCCTGCGATCTCGTGTCGAGCAATCGCAAGAGTTCTACCGGGAGTACGTGACCTGCGACCACAATCACGAGTACGTGAGCAAAATCAGTCGCACTGCAGCGATGGCTCTCGTGCAGTCGAGCCCTTACCGGCCTCTTCTCACTTCCTACATGGTCGACCATCTCGCCTGCGATGATCTCACCTCCATCCCGACCCACATCATGAACAAGGGAGCTATTCGCATCGCTCCCACCGAAGACTGGGTCAAGCTCATCCGTGGTCTTCACGTTCTGAGTGAACTGCCTGATGATGGCAGCGAGCTGTGGGACCGGTACCGTGGATGGCTCAACGGGTGGTGGAAACATGACGAGGACCGATTCGAGATCTGGGTCTACAACCATGACGGGTCGTACTACCTGACACGACCCCGCAAAGAGGATCCTTCTCACGACAAGAGAGGCGAACTCAACCCCTGGTAGCCTCCGCCTGCCTCCAGAGCCCTTCGGGGTTCTGGAGTAGCAGCAATAAATAAATAACCCGACTGAAGCCGGGAAACCTTGCGAGTACCGGAAGCGCTCCGCCTACGGTAAGCTCACCTTACGGTCGCAATGCTCCCGTTCCCTGGCGGAGTACAACCATAGCGTTAGGAGTATAACGTGTCCGAAGAGAAGTCGAGTATGTCGATCCCCTGGTGGGGAAAGATGATTATCGGTGGAGCTGGTATGTTCGCTGTCATTAAGTGGACGCCAATCATCGAGATCCTGAATCTGTTCTTTTACATCTGTCTGATTCCGATTGGTCTGCTTTGCAGCGTCGGGATCCTCAGTGATGGTGCTGCGGAAGGTCTCTCTGGAGGCTGGAACCGCACCGTGGAAGAACTCAACAACCGCGTGGAATCACGTGTCACCGCCGCCAAGAACAAGGCTGCATAGAAAAGAGGTCCTGATGTCCGAAACCGAAACCGAAATCAGTGTCGAGAACGTCACTGCTGCCATCGATGATGCTGACTTCAACGTGGAGGCCTTCGGGTCCAACGTGAAGATCAACCTCAAGGGTCTGGGTCAGCTCAGCCACCGGGATGTCTGCAAGCGACTCGTGAAGCTCGCGGACGACCTGGAGACCGCTGGCCTTCCCGCCGACGTGCGTCTCTCCTGGCAGAACCGGGAGAAGGTGTGGGTTCCGTACCCGCACTGCTGGGTCAACACGCCCCGTCCCGAGGCTCAGGCTGCAGCCGAAAACACGGCTCGCCTCGCTCGTCTGGAGGACCGCATGTCCTCCATGTTGGAGCTGATGGAGAAGTCCGTCCCCCCCACGCCTGCCGAGACGACCGACGTCGTCATCGAGGCCGACGAGAACCCCCTGTAGTCTGCTCATGCCTACAGGGCTGGAGAGGTCCCCTTCGGGGGGCCTCTCTCTTCTTCATAAATAAATAACCTGGAGGACTTCTGCTCCTTACGTCGCATCGCCCCTGCGAGAGTATACTCTACGAACCACTTTACGAAAGAAAAAGAATGACCAACTCAACTACTCGACCCGCACTTGTTCTCATGGAGATCACTGGTGCAATGGGAACCGCAAAGGAAATGTTCCGCTACGTCATGACTGCTCTGGAAGAGCCCGACCTGGGATCTGCCGTGATCAACAGCCCCACGCTTTGGGAAACCTACCAGCAGGGAGTCCTGGCCATCTACGAGAAGCACTTCACAAACGAGCAGCTTCTCGGGATGATCGCCTTCTACAACACCGATATCGGAAAGACCGTTATCGAAACGATGCCTGAGATCCTGACGGAGACTCTCTGCCTCGGAGAAGCTTGGGGCGCTGATGTGGCAGACATGCTGCTGAACCACTCGGACCCTATCGCACCGACCCCACTCGTGATTGACGTTCGATGATCTGGTTGATAGCCCTTGTGGCTTTTGGCTGTATCATGGAAAAAGTGGACAACGGACATTTTCCGTGGGAGAAGAACTATGACTGACGAAGTGTTCGCATTCAACTTCTTCCTCGCAGTAAAGGTTACAGTTATCTTTCTAGTGGCGGTTCTGTATGAATTCATCGGATAGCCGCTCCTAACGTCGCGGTTCCCTCGCGGCAGTACGATTGCTGTCAATGCGTCAAATATGAGCGTTTGTTCCTCGCTCGTAAAACCTGTATAAAGTTCCCGGACTACAGGCTCTTTTAAGAGATAAGGAAAACCCCGTAGAGACCAGTGGGCTGTTCTAGCAGTCGTCAGGCAACTCTACCTAGAGAGGGGATTGGAAAACTTCGGTGATACGAAGGAAAACCACTAGTAGTAACTGAAGGGAGTCTTCATATCACTGGAGATATCCGGACGGTTACAATCACGAACTTCGAGCTTCATCGAGATAACGGGAGATGCCTTAACTAAAGCATCTTGGAAAGGGGAGAAGTCCCCAGAAGTTCTGCAACAGAAACAGAAGTGCCTCAACTAGAACTCGAAAGAGAACTAGTGTCCCGAAAGGGGATGTACCAAAGTCTACCAAGAGACTAAAGTATGTCGAGTAAACTTTTTCGTAATTAGCTGTTACTGGGAAGTGAGCTCAGAATGTGGCTGTTGTATATTGAGGTTCTAGATACCTGGGCTTTTAAAGGCCTAAAACTAGAGGTGAAGCTGATGAAGGAGATCTCTTGCTCTCCGTGTGTGTACATCTCACCCTAACCGGGAGGTGGTCATCAGTATTAAGGGCGAGACATGCTAGCCCCAACTATCCCGTTAGGGACACCAGGCTTCGGCTTGGTGTCCTTAACCTTTTTAATAAGTGTTGACCCCCTAGGGAAAGCAGTCTAACTCCTTGATATCATTGAACACTAAAAATGACTCTTGGTGAAAGACCTAACCCCCCGACAGGGGGTACCTTCCCCAAAAGGGGGATAAGAGGGGGTAATAGATGAGTAAGGGTAAGAGAAGAAGGTATAAATAAAGACCACCGTTTAATTAAAACCAAACAAATAAATAAGAAAGAGTTAACCCGTATATAAAGAAAATATAAACTTTTTGGACGACTATTTCAAATATCGGCCAGAAGTTTTCAATTATTTCAACAACTTGGGAGGGATTCCTCCGTATTGGACAATCTTTTAGAAAAAGTTTAACATTATAAAGAAAACAGGGGCTGGCCTTACAGCCAGCTGCCCTGGTGAGGAGTAGGCTAGACTACTCTTCTTAACAGGAGGTACGAAGTGACGCGACTTCTGACCCACCTTGGGGTGCTTTACTACCCTATAGAGAGTTTGTGATATCTAGCATAGACAAAAGTGAAGGAACTAGGTAATGTCCAATATGGAATATGACGGGTAAATCATTGATTTACTTAACGATTTCACTCGTTTAAGTGAGGACAAAGCTAGCAATAGTTAAAACCTCACACCCTTTTCGAGAAAGGGTGTTTCCATGGACAACTAGTAAAGTTATGAGAATCCCAATCAACAAGTTTATATGTAACGTATTAGTTTTAAACAACTATCGTTATCCCTAAACAAGCATCATATTGGTGTGTACTACGCAAAGCTTTGCTCTGCGCAAATAGAATCTATATGAGTACTGCCCCCTCCCCCTAGGGGTATACTATATGGTTAGTACATACTAGTAGGGTCTAGGCTGTCATTTTTCCTCCTTTCGATGACTGATTCCCTAGACTTTACAACAGGTTAAGAGCTACTACTCGCTCGTTGATATCCTGATGGCATACCATGCCTAAAAAACACGGAAGTAGTACGGTATGGGCAACGTAAAAGCCTATAGAATCCTAAGGGATTCACTAGCGACATAGTCGCGACCACTTGGTGGGTCGAGTGTGTGAACACTCGGCCCACCTTTGTTATCTGTAAGCCCAACTCACCCCAGCTCTGCGTAAGAAAGAGCAAAATGGAGGAAACCAATGAAGATCATACAGGGAAGCACTAAACATGTAGAGGAATCTTATGGTCTTAGCTTTAAGTGGTATAAATACAGTGGTGGATATAACTTTAGTTGTGACAAAGACGGTAATGTAGATGTGGCCGAGTTTTCTGAACAGACTCGTTACAACTACATCAAGTGCACAGATGGTACCTACGATGTAGAGAACCTAGGTGTGCAAACCTACAAGACGGAGTGGATACTCTGTGCAGTAGGTCTCTGCGAATGTGGTGAAGAAGTAGACTTGATCAACTCAGTCAACGACTGCTTTAAGTGTGACAGAGAATACAACTTACACGGTCAAGAGCTAGAACCATCCACCCCCTTCTATCAATGGAAGGGACACTATGACCCCAACATGCACGCCATGATATGGGAGAGGTACTAATGCCTACAAACCTAAACATAGGTGATCACGTTAAGTGGGACCACCCAAGAGTTCCCTGGTCGGGAACAGGTATCATCCTAAGAATTGTTGAGAACGAGGACACCTCGGAAGAACAAGTACTAAGCCAATGGACCGACAGGTACATCGGACAAGACCAAGAGCTTGCTGCAGAACACATGAACCAAGATCAGGAGATGCTGAAGCTCTTAGGAGCTATAGCTTATGGCTTTGGGCCAGGCGTTTCGATTGATACACCTGGACGTGGAAGCTTTCAGCTAGACACAGCCTCTTGGAACTGGTTACGACCCCTGCTAGTAGAGCTAGTAGAACTAAGACAGGTCGTTGGCCCCAGACAAGAGGGCCCAAGCGAATACGCCATAGTAAACACAGGTAACGTTGACGGTATTACAAATGTACCGCTGTCCATACTAGAGCTAGAAGATGGTAACTCCGAACAAATGTAAGGGGAGAGATTGTCCGGATAAAGAGGAATGTATCCGGTATATCTCAAAGTCTGACTACTACCAGTGGTGGGATAATTACGACCTATATAGGGAGAAAGAATCCTGCACTTGGCAAATGAAACCAACCGACAAAGAAAAGGAAGCGTACAAACTTACTCGCTCCAATATCTGAAAGAAAATAAAGAAACCAATCCAGACCCTGAGGGTTAAATCAGGGTGCGCTCCGGACCTTTAAGGGTTGAAGACGTGAGCAGTTGAAATCCTAAGTGGGTGAGAATTCCACACTCAATTTCCATCAATAAGAAAAGAGGAACAACAATGCTTAAAAGGCTAAAGACTGTCGCAGCTTGTGCTGCGGTTGTCGCATCAGGACTTTTGGTAATCGTAGGTATATTCGAGATGCACTCAATTGCTTTTGCAGATAATGGCATCTACTCATTTGACGAGAATGCAGTGTACTTGGAAGGCCTAGCCTGTACCGTAAATCTCGAGGGTCATATCACTCAGCAGTATGCAGCTGAGATGATGGAGACTTGCTTGGTATATCACGAGATGTATCTAGACAAAGTTCGCATCATCCAAGGCCTATAACAAGGCTTTCGCAGAATAGAAAATTAACCGCGAGAATTTAACTAGCCCCCCGACAGGGGGGCAATACTTGGAGAGCACATGTCTGATAAGACACCGAACGTTCGCGTCGAAACAACACACACCGGGCGATCTGGCGCGGGAATCTACCGCTATGTAGCTACTGCACAGACAAGAGAGGCCCTCGAACAGTGGGGCAATG